CGGATGGCCGACGGGGAGATACTTTGCCCGGATTGTGCGATGGCGCACGTGCGCGAGATTGCTGGCGCGGACAGCCGCTGGGATAGTTGGCGGATTGAAGGGGCCGAAATATTGTGGGAAGGCCCGTCGGAACCGTGCGCGCATTGCGCGCGGCCCGTGGAGACCGCATACGGGGACCCGGAAGGGGGTGCATCGTGACGCTGGAAGATGCGCGATTCTACGCGCGCGAGGCTGGCGAGCTTCTAGGCCGCATCGACGGCGCAACCGCGGCGTTCCAAGGGTTCGACATGGTCGCGGACCGATCCCCGGAGGAAGTATGCCGGGAGGTTGGCTGGCCGCTCGCGTGCGCCGATGAAGTGTTCGCGGGATGGCGGGCGGCTTGCGAAGAGAGCTTCGCCAAGTATCGGGACTTGAAACCGCTGAAGCTCGCGGACGTTGTGCGCGCGACGCTCGAAAGCATGGCGCGCGACGGCATGGGCGATCTTGACAACGGCGGGGCGTAGCTCTAACATCCCCGCCGTTCCCGGACGTATCCGGGAAACCCGGCCCCGGGGATTCGGGGCGCATGATTCGGAGACTAGCTAGATGGATACGATCGAAAGCAAGGATGCGGTGCGCGAAGCTCGCCGCCTGGGCCAGAGTGAAGGCGGGCGCGCTCGCTATCGGGGCGAACCGATGCGGCCCCGCGAGTCGAACAATATCCCGGGCACCTACGCGGCCCCGGAATGGCTGGCGGACATGATCGCGCAAGAGTATCGCGCGGCCTACGCGCGCGGGTATGCGGCCATGGGCTGCTTTCTTGAAGGCCGGGAACCCGTGCGCCCCATGCTGCACTGGCGGGAGATCGACGCATGAGCGCGGGCTACATTTGGACGGTGACTTTCCACCATTCGCCCCGCGAGGGCGACTGGGCCGTGCAATGCGCGGGAACGTGGGGCCGTGACTACGCAAGCGCGGCCGATGCTATCCGTGCCATGGCGGAGGACGAGACCGCGGGACCGGATGCCTACGGCGTAGCTCCGGAGCTACAGCTGACGCGCCGCCCAGCGGATTGGATCGCAGCCGCGACCGATGCGCACGGCGAGGGCGATAGGCCCGCGACCGAGGAGGAAGTGCGCGCGAGCTTGCGCGATCCTTTGGGCGAGGGGCTTTGCCGGGACTCTGCGGGGAACGTTGGCTACGTGACCCCCGGCGCGGGCGGTGAGGCTTGGATCGGCACGCGCGGGAGCTTGGCCTTTATGCTCGCCGCAGTATGCGCGGCGGAGGCGGACGCATGAGCGCGGGCCAGTTCTACGGTTACGTTGCCTTTTACAAGGGCCAGCGGTGGGAGCTGCGCGCAGCATCGACGCGCCAAGCTCAAACTATCGCCGCAGTGCATTTTGGCGCGCCCCGTCCGCGTGACGTTAGCGTGATGCTAGCGGAGGAACCGGACGGCAAGCCCGTTGTGCATAAGCCGGAGGGCCTAGCATGAGCTACCGAGAAGAGAAAGCCGCACGGGACGCGGCACACGATGCACGGATGCAAGCTCGCATTCCGGACGGGTTCGTCGCCATTCTGGGGAACGGGAGGCGCTGGGAATACGTGACGGCACCGTGCGAGCTATGTGGCTCCGAGCCATGGGGCGCGCGGTCCTCCGCGTTCCTCCGCCATTCCGCATCGGGCGGCTCTAACGAGCTTCTAGTCTGCGATGAATGCGCGAGCATGCTCGCAAACGGCACCTTGCCAGACTAGCGCGCACAAGCTCGCCAACCTTCCGCCTCGGTGCCGCCTTCACGGGCCGCATCGGGGCGGTTGCGTTTGTGCGGTGCTAGGTTACGGTCCCGGGCCATGCACAAGCTCCCTAGCTGGCAACCTTCCCGTGGATCGGTGCGGAACGCTAACCGCGTGCCCCTTGGGGAATATGGCGGGCCGATAGGTGAGGCGCACCATCGGGCGCGTTATTCTGACGAACTCGTGGAAGCCGTGCGTGCCGATCACGAGCGCGGAGGACTCGGCTACCGAGCGTTGGCGCGCAAGTATGGCCTACGCCGTGAGACCGTGCGCGCATGGTGCCTCTACTTGCGCCGCGCTTGCCGTGCCGTTGCGTGGCGTGACGCGGAGCCGCCGACGGGCGACGGTTAGCCGTTCGTTAGCCTAACGGGTAGCTAACCACCAACTAGCTGACCAGGGGGGTGGGGCCCCACGGTTCGCTCGTCGCGTTAAAGTCACCCCCCATGCCACAAAACAAACCAAAGTGATTCCAGCTAACTCACAATGCATCTGCTGTTGTTGCTAGCTGGTCATCTCGTTCTACACACTGACATATACCACGTAAGCTATACACTCTAGTGGTAGCCAACCGAGTCTCCGATCTGTCGGTGTTTTTCTCAACTTTCTAAAAAAAACTGCTGACCCCATTAGGGTCTAACTTACAACATGGCTAGACGAGTTAAAGTTGCGGACACGCCAGAGCATCCGGTTACATACTCTAGGACTCTCGCGTTGGTCATCATGGACAGGATTGCCTCAGGCGAGGCCCTGGATGATATCTGTTCTGAGCCTGGGATGCCACCTAGCACTGTAGTGCGTCGTTGGGTTTACGAGGACAAGGATGGCCTCGGTGGTGAGTTCCTACGAGCCAAGCAACTGAGTGCTGAGCGGTTGGCGGATCAGTTGCTCAAGATTGCTGATGCGCCCCCTCCTAGGCTGGCGACCGGGGCTATTGATTATGGCAGCGTCCACCTTGCTAGGTTGCAGATCGAGACGCGCAAATGGCTGCTTACCAAGTTGCTTCCGCGCATGTACGGCGACAAGGTTCAAGTCTCTGGTGACCCAGATGGTGCTGCCATCAAGATTTCGGATACAGATCGAGCTGCTCGGATTGATGCTATCCTCCGCGCTGCTGAGGCTAGGCTTATCGAGGTTGCTGACCAACCTAAGCAGATCGAGGTCCAGATCATCAAAACAGAGGATACCCCAGATGCGCGTTGACCCGCTTGCTCCGATTCACGCGGAGATCATGCAGTGCATGGGTTGGGAACCTGGAGTCTACAAGGGCCGCTGGCTAGACACGCCACAGGCTGGTGCCTACGAGGCTGCTGGCTGGAAGAAGGGTTCCCTGCTGCGCCGCATCTGCCCCATGTATGGCCACGATGCCCAGACCATCCCTGAGCTTGCCATGTTCCTTTGGGACATCGGGTTTGCTCTCCAGATGCGCTACGCGGGCGAATGGGTCTACGTGTCCGTGCATAAGGTAGCCAAGTTTGGCGAGGATGATGTCACCGTTATGGGTGACCCTGCCTTTGAGGCCGCGTCCGAGATCACTAACTGTAGTGCCGCCGTCTGCTCAGTGTTTATGGATGCAGTCCGTAAGCATGAGATTTCCGAAGCTAAGCGCAAGGAGATCAACCGCAGGAAGGCAGCAAAGCAACGAGCAAAGAAGAATGGCCAAGCCAAGAAAGATCAAAAGTGAACTGCTAGCGGTTATGACTCCTCAAGAGAAAGAGGAGTTAGACAAGCTGCTGGTTAGTGACCCTGTGGTTTGGCGACCACTCCCTGGCCCTCAGTCCCAGGCATACAACAGCCAAGCTACCATCGTCGGCTACGGCGGCGCGGCAGGCGGTGGCAAGACGGATCTCGCGGTTGGTTTGTCTCTGACTCAGCACCAGAAGATTGGCATCTTCCGTCAGAACGGAACGGAGCTAACTGGCGTGGTAGATCGCATCGGAGAGATCCTCAAGACCCGCGACGGGTGGAATGGACAGGAGCGCATCTGGCGCACCAAGCGATCCGATGGCAAGTATCTCCAGGTTGAGCTTGGCTCCTTCCCAGCACCTGATGACGAGCGCAAATACCAAGGTCGTCCTCACGATCTCCTGGTCTTCGACGAGGCCAGTAACATGCGCGAAAGCGCGGTGCGCTTCCTCCTAGGCTGGCTCCGCACTACAGACCCAGATCAGAGGTGCCGCGCGCTTCTCACGTTCAACCCACCAACCAGCGCGGAAGGCAGATGGGTCATCAAGTTCTTTGCTCCCTGGCTGGACAAGACGCATAAGAACCCTGCCCTTCCTGGGGAACTGCGCTGGTTTGCCACGGTTGACGGGAAGGATCTAGAGGTCAGCGATGGCACCCCGTTTAAGCACGGGGGCGAGATCATAACGCCTACGTCACGGACGTTTGTCCCGAGTCGCATCTCGGACAACCCGTATCTCATGGGCACTGGCTACATGGCCCAGCTTCAGAGCTTGCCAGAGCCGTTGCGCAGCCAGATGCTCCATGGTGACTTCAACGCAGGCATCGAGGATGATCCTTGGCAAGTGATCCCAACGTCCTGGGTGGAAGCGGCGCAAGCTCGCTGGAAACGTCCAGACATCATCCCCGAGATGGATTCTCTTGGGGTTGACGTAGCCCGAGGGGGCAAGGACAACACAATCCTAGCCCGTCGCCATGGGATGTGGTTTGACGAGCTTATCGTGTATCCAGGCTCGGTAACCCCGGACGGCCCGACAACCGCGGCTTACTGCATCGCGGCTCTCCGAGACAACGCGCCGATCCATATTGACGTAATCGGAGTTGGAAGTTCGCCCTACGATTTTCTGAACCAGCAAGGCCAGCAAGTCATCGGGGTTAACGTGTCCGAAGCTGCGCTTGGCGTGGACAAGTCCGGGCGCATGCGCTTCCGCAACCTTCGCAGTGAGTTATGGTGGCGGATGCGCGAAGCCCTAGACCCAGCAGCCAACAACGGGATTGCGATCCCGCCTGATCCTAGGATCTTGGCGGACCTAACTGCACCAACGTGGCAAATGGTGGGCAGCACCGTAGCTGTCGCGTCTCGCGAGGACATCATCGCGCGCATCGGAAGATCTCCAGACTTTGGCAGCGCACTGATCCTTGCCCTCATGGGGACACCCAAGCGTAAGGTCGTGTTCTCCCGCCAAGGGTTCATGGCCAAGGATTATGACCCGTATGCTGGCATTTGAGCACCGGGGCACTTAAGCGAGTCGCATCATGTCTATGGTCTACTATGTGCCGTCCGAGTCCATCACCATAAAGATCCTCAACGTGGGGTTCTTTGAGGAGAACTGCAACGATCTCTTCAAGGAGCACTACGAGGAGATCGCGCTTAACAAGAGCGTTATGACT